CCTCGACTAGGAGACCAACCGCCGCTAAAGCGGCGAAGCAGTTCAGCGTAGCTGTCTGAAAGAGCCTTCCATTTTATTGGAATAGACTCCCAAACAAAACTCTCTGAGCCATGGCCATAGAAAGGCTCGCGACTTACGTCGCGAACTTTCCGTTGCTTTAGGCGCAGATTGAGCTGAGCTGCTCTCTCCCAACAAACGAGCGCAGGACATGAAGACTGACTGACAAAGGACCCATTTCTGAGTTCTTTCCACAGATTAGTACGTGGTAATATACCATATACAACTTCGAGATGTCCAGCAACTAGAGTTGCTGTGTCTACATACCCCATTCCGAACATTGCGTTATGTAACGCGCAGTACGAAGGAAGGGCTTCGGGGCAGGGAGATGAAGACCACCTGGTCTTCAATTTGATAGGTGTGATATCGACGCCTTTATAGGCATCGCACCCGCACGATTCTCGAAAGAATCGGCCAGTACAGCACTTACCAGGGTTGAATTTCAATCCAACGCGAGGCATGTCCTGTAAGAGAAAAGAATAGTCTTCTTCTCTACATATGATATCATCTCCATAAACGAACACTGCCTTCCTAGCTTCACGCCAGGATATCCGTCTGTTCAGTTTAACAGAACTTACGGCCAGAGCATAAAACACAAGACTCTCCACCGGAAAGCATAAACTGCTTCCCATCGGAGCGAATTTGTTAAACCTCACGACCGAACCATCAGGTAGACAAGTGCCTACACTCCTAGTCGCCATAAGCGCCTCTAGGAATACGGGATGCCCTTCAAATAGTGTTTCCACTAAATGAGTAGACACCCGATCACTTGCGTCCTTCATGTCTAGGGTTACCCACCCTCGACCCAAAGAACCCATTAGGGCCATTCTTTGATTAACCGTTTGGTCAGTGAAGTTCACTTGACCGCGTGTCCATCGCGAATGTTCGATTCTCTTTTGGAGAATCTCTTTTAAGCCCTGCTGAATCCACTGGATCTCGAGCGGTTCGCACGAGATTAACCTAGGACCTCGACTATCTTTCGGGACCAGAACCACTCTTGCGAGAGGTTCATCAATCTCTACTAGATGATCGAGATATTGGACTTGTCCGCGAGGACGAACCCAACACGTATTAGATACATTCCTAGGTAAGGAATTGACTACATGGTTTAGATTCCACATCATATACTCCGTAAAGGGGTA